CTTAGCAACCTCGAACTGATCGTAAGTGATCGCTTCGCCCTGCTTTTGTGCAGCCGATTGATCCTCGGTTGAGATACCGACCATTGTCTGCATGGTCTTGGCCTGAGTTTCTTCAGCCTTGGCCATCGTCAGCAGCGTGTCAGCACGGGCCTTTTCGGTTTTGGCCATTGCCTCTTCGGTGACGGCCTGAACGTACTGTGAGTTCGGGTCAGGCTGCGCGTTCTGAGCAGCAGCGGCCATTTCCTCGGCTTCCTCGGGTGTGGGCTGCATGATGCCAGCCTGCACCATTTGCTTGCGGAAGTAGCCGCGCACGTCGCTGATGCCCTCACCCTCCATGTTCTGGAAGGCCATCGCCAGCAGCACCTGCTGAGTCTGCGGATCTTGCGTGAGTTGCAGCATGCCAAGTAGCGAGCGCACCGTGGCCGAGCGCTGGCTGCTCGATGATGGGCCGACAGTGGATACCACGTCAAACTTGGCCTGGGAGAGGTCGTTCTCCATGACCAGTTCGCCGTTGCGATCCAACGTCGGGCGCATCAGTTCGAGCGACTCGACCTCATTCTGAGGCCCGATACCCTTCATGCGGCGCTTGGACTCGACGTAGATCTCACGGGCCATTGACAACCAGATCTCACCGCAGCGCTGCACACCCTTGTTGTAGTTGCTCATGTACAGAAACGCCTGCATGTCCAGACGTTGCTGCACCATCTCCACGGCCTTGCCGCTGATGTTGCTGACGATCTTGTCGCCGTTTTGCTGATTACCCAGGATGTCCGAAATGTCAGTTTCGGTCAGTTGCAACAGCGCCGCCATCGCAGGCGGGATCTCGGGACTCTTGGTGTAGGCCACCGGCCCGGTCACCTGCTGGCTGCCATCTGCGCCCGTAATCGGGTTCACCAGCAGATACGGGTAGTTCTTAAGGTTGTCTTCGGCCCACATCACCTGGTGGCCGGCAACCTGCTCGGGCACTAGGATCGGCTTCTCGACACTCGACAGCGCACTGATCTCGCCGAGCTTGGACAACTGCATGTTCTTCAGGCGCTGTGCGTCCTTGGCAAAGCGCACCACACCTGAGCAACGCTCAATGTTGTCGATGAACCAGCGCTTGCCGTAGATTGGCACGATGGGGATGCAGTTGCCGGCGATGTAGCCAGCGTCCTCCAGCACCTTGCCACCGGACATGATGTACTTGTGAACCTTCTTGCGTTTGACCTTCTTCTGGCGCACCTCGACGCTGCCGATGGCGGCCAGTGTGGCCTCCAACTCGGGGTCGTTCTCGAAGTCAAACTCGCTGTAACGCTCTTCGGTGCCGTCGATAGCCTGGAAGATGCGGATCGTCTCTGACTTGTGTTCTACGCGGTAATACTCTGCGATGAACACCACGTCTGGTGTACACCAGTCAAACTCGTACTGGTGGATCTCTTTGGGCCACGTAGTCGGATCGTCGCCGTACTCGGCCTTGTAGGCGTCGCGGGTCATGCTGGTCAGCACGAAGCATCGCTTGGCGTCGGCCTTGTCCTGGCGCTTGGCGTCAAGGTCGAAGAACACGCTGCTGTCGGCATCGAAGATCGGCTCGATGTAGATGCGCTGATAGTCGTTCTCGTCGTCTTCCTCGTCTTCGTAGGCCGTGCGCAGACGCCAGGCACCAAATCCACCTGTGATCGCTTCGTCGAAGGCGTTGTCGTATGCCTCGTTGGCGGTGCTGTCCTGCTCGTCGGCGCGGTAGAGTTTGTTGCAGGTGTCGGCTAGGCTCGTCGCGTCGGTGCCGTCCTTGCTGATGAAGTCCACCGTCACGCGGTTGTTGCGATACTCGTTGATGATTCGAGTGACGGCCAGGGCGATCTTGTTGACCTCAAACCGCGGCTTGTTCTCAAACTGATCACCAAGCGGGCCTTCCCATGTGGCACCTGAAATAGTGGCGAATCGTCTGTCTTGCAAACACTGCAGCCGCTCATCACGAACCGAGGTTTGAATGTTGTCGAACTCCCGCAGTGCTTCCTGATGGATAGTCGAGAGGCGCTGATCGTTTGAGATGCGTGCCATGTCAGGCCCTTTGCTGAGTGCCCCAGAAGTTTACAACTGGCTTGGCATAGTGCGATGCCACGGTTGCAGAGTATGTCGCTGCCGATTTTTCGGTGTTAACCGGGAACGCGAAGGTGACGGCAATGGCGTCGGCCGCGTCAGGTGAGGCGAGTCCTCGGGCCTTCATCTCCTTCTTTGACTCCAGGAACAGTTTGCCCGCGGAGTCGGGCTTGACTCGCGGTCCTGTGAGATCGTCACGCAACTGCTTGTCCGCTGGGATGCTGGCTGTCTTGAGCCACTCCTTGACCGCGCCCCACATCTCCGAGCGTCGGTTGCCCCAGGTAATGGGGCGCAGCGCCTTCCAGCCGAAGTTCACACCGCGCACCTTGTAACGCTGCTCGTTGAGTCTGTCAAGGATGCCGTAGCCCAGGCCACCTTCGTCGATGACGGTCATGGCCGGCCGGTACTGCTCGATGGCGGCGATGACGTGTCCGACCACCGTCATGGTGTCGTCGCCCTTGTAGCGCAGTATCCGCGTGATGTCCCGCCCCTGGCGCACGACGATGACTGTGCTGTCGGCCCCGCCTCGGGCCGGGTCCACGCCGATGATGATCGGTGCGCTCATGTCCTTGTGCGGCGGCCGGCGCATGGCCTCATCCACCAGCGCCAGGTTGATGAACTGGTCATCGCCGGTCGATGGGAACTCACCGTAGACCTCGATGCGTGCCTCGCGGCTGTCCTCACCGTACTCGGCGATGATCTGCTCGTAGACCACCTTGTCGGTGCCCTCGACCGTGCGAGCGTCGATGTTGCGCGTGACCCAGAAGTCCCGCTTGCCGTTGAAGCACTCGTAGAAGTACCCGGTGTTGCGCCGGGGGTTACTGAACGCGAGCCAGTACCGATCGACGATGGGTTCGGTAAAGAAGCCCGCGGCCACTGACCAGATCCCGTCCGGGATGCCGCTCGCCTCGTCGAAGATGACCATCATGCCGTCTTGGTTGTGCACCCCGGCGTAGGCATCTGGGTTCTCCTCCGACCACAGCTTCCCCTCAGCGCCCCAGTAGCGAGTGCCCTTCTTGAGGTCCCGCTCGACCAGTGTGGTCATCCACGCCGCGGGTACGAGCTTGGTCGCCGACGGCTCCCACCAGTGGGCGTTGATGATCATCGTGGCCCACTTGGTCAGTTCGCCCCAGGTCACGTTGCGCAACTGGCTCTCGCTGTTCGCCGAGACGATGACGGTCGATCCGATGCGAGTGGTGAGCATCCACAAGATGAGCCACGACACCAGTGCGCTCTTCCCGATCCCCCGCCCCGAGGCCACCGCTGCACGCAGGGCCTGCAGCACGGCGTCCGGCGCCCGGTTCTCCCGGATGTGCTTGGTGATCGTCCTGAGCACGTCCCTCTGCCAGCGGCGCGGTCCGCTGAACCGTTCCAGCGGGGTGTTCTTCTGCCCCCACGGGAACGCGAACAGCACGAACGCCTCGGGGTCATCGACGATGGTCTGCGACCACAACTGAGACATGAGCATCTGCTCATCGTCGGGCGCGTAACGCGGCTGCTGTGCCATCAGTCTTCAGCTTTCTCGCCCCAGCGCTCGATCAGCGGCGTGTCCACCCCGTCGTCGATGTCCACCGTCGTCACGTCCGTCAGCAGCCGTGAGCGTGCCTGCTCCAGCGCTGCGGTGATGCTGATCGACTGGTTGACCTCCACCTGCTTGATGTCGCCGTACTGCTTGCGATTGTCGGCGCCCATGAGCCACTTGTAGGTGTCGATCTTGAGCTTGGACCGCGCTACGTCCTCGACGCTGTCCTCAGCCTCGGCAATCTCGACGATGCGCCCCGCCCACCACTCCGTGCGAAGCTCCTTCGCCTCCTTGTAGCGTTCGTAACGCTGGGGGTCACGCTTGATCCACCTCCAGAAGGCGTCGTACTCGATGTCGCGCAGATCGTCCCTGACGATGGCGTTGAGCGAGCGCCCCTTGGTCATCTCCGTCAGCACACGCTCGAAC